ACGGGTTCCCAATAAGCGGGGAAGAAGTTACCGTAAGAGTTGAAGGAACCTTTGGGTTTGCATCCGTCCCAATAGCAATCAAGCAAGCAACCGTCCTCCTTGCTTCTAGAATTTTCAAGCGCAACGATTCACCGGGTGGAGTAATGGGCTTCGGAGATATCGGGGTAGTTCGTGTTAGCAAGTTCGACCCAGACATTGAGAGACTAATCAACCCTTACAGGAAAATTAGGTTTGCATGACTATCGCTGCAATCCGCGAAGGTATTGCCACTAACCTAAGAACCGTTTCTGGGCTTCGGGTCTTTGAAGAAATTCCCGACCAAGTAGCACCTCCTGCCGCAATCGTTAGCTTGAACTCAATTCAGTATCATCAAGCTTTTGCAGGCGGACTCAACATCTATTCATTCACTGTAAGGGTCATTGTGGGACGAGCAGCCGAAAGACAAGCTCAGCGCTACCTAGACCTCTACTCAGAACCAACTGGCGACTCATCCTGCAAGAGTGCGATAGAATCTAATAGAACACTTAGCGGTGCTTGCCAAGACCTAATCGTCGAGTCAATGCCCAACATTGGTTCAATAACTGTAAACGAAAGCGATTACTTGGCAGCGGAATTCGCTGTCACCGTCTACGCATAAAAGGAGAACAAATTGGCAAAGTACGTAGTAACAGGAAACAATGTAGCAATCGGTGGAACCGACGTTAGTGGAAGCGTTGCTCGTGCAGAGCTAACGATTACATCAACCGAAGTAGACGTTACCGACTTCGCTTCAGGTGGATTTACTGAGGTCGTAGGTGGACTAAAGTCCGGCTCACTATCTCTAGACTTTCACAGCGATTTTGGCTCCGGCGCACTAAACACCGTGCTAACCGAAGACCTAGTTGGAACCTTAGTTGAGATTGTCGTGATTGCAGGAAACGGTTCAAGCGCTTCAGAAGACACCCCTAGCTACACGGCTAACTTCTTGATAAATTCCCTAAGCCCTGTATCTGGCGCGGTTGGAGATTTGTCAACATTCAGTGTAACTTTCCCTATGAGTGGTACAGTCACAAAGGCAGTCTCATAACAATAGGAGGATAAGTTGAAAATAAATCTACAGATAACCCATGAGGATGGCGCGACCAAGGACACAACTTGCAACGCCGCCGACATGGTTGCTTTTGAAAACAAGTTCGGAGTCAGTATCGCGGCTATGAGCAACGACCCAAGGATGAGCTATTCGCTTTTCTTGGCTTGGCACTCACAAAAGCGGACTGAAGAAACGAAGCTTACTTTTGAGAAGTGGCTAGAATCAGTCGACATGGTTGGAGCGGGTGAAGACCCAAAATAATTGGGTTGGGCGACTCCTCTGCTCATTGGTTCATTGCAGGTATCGCTTGTGAAACAGGTATTGCCCCTAGTGTGTTGATGCAAGAATCCGAAAGGATGTTGTGGACAATGCACCGCTGGATGGTTGCTAAAAACCTTCCGAGTAAATAGAGAAGCCCTTCCTTCGGGGAGGGTTTCTTTGTTAGGTAGAATAGAAGCAGGAGAGACTTATGGCTGAAACTTATTTATCAGGTGAAAAAGAAGCAATGCGGGCGCTTAGGGATTACGAAAAAAGCCTGCTGCCTGCACTGCGAAAAGCAATGAACACTGAGCTAAGCCCAATTCTAAATCCTATTGAAAACTCTATAAACTCCTCCGACACAACTAGGCTAAAAAGCGCTATGCCGGGAATGTTCCACGACGGACGGACGGCTTGGTCAGGCGTAGATGTGAAAGCACGCGTAAGCCTAAGACCTAAAGACCTTATCTTTATTGAAGGTAAAGGGCGAAGTAACGGGATGGGCAAGCAGGTTGGTTTCGAGTACGCGGAGCTTGCGGGTATCGAGCGCAGAGCGCCACGTCCTGTTTCAAAAGGTTGGGGTTCCAGCTCCGTCGGTTACCATTCATACATATACAACGGACAGGGTAAGGCTTTCAATAAGAAGCTAGGGGCAACCTTCGGTAAGCCGGGTCGTTTCTTGTGGACGCGCGTACTAAAGCGGAAGCCTGAGATTGAAGCCAAGGTCGAAAAGATTGCAGAACAATTTGGAATCCAGCTTTCAAGAAAAATAAACTCAAACGTGAAGAACTAGGCGGGGCATAGCTTATGGCAATTAAGATTCGGATTGTTTCCGACTTCGACAACAAGGGAATCAAAGGCGCAACTGTAAGCCTAGACAAGCTTTCCAAGTCCGCTGGTATTGCACTAGCCGCCGTTGCCGCTTCAACTGCCGCAATCGCAGTCGCATCCGTTCGAGAGTTCGCTAAGTTCGACGGCGCACTAGTTAAGTCTCAAGCCATTATGGGCGACCTAACGAAGACCATGGAAGACGACATGGCGAACGCGGCTAGAGAAGTCGCCAAGGTTACAACCTTCTCAGCCGAACAAGCGGCAGAGTCATTCTACTTCTTAGCTTCCGCTGGACTTGACGCTAAAGCCTCCGTTGCCGCGTTACCCGTTGTTGCCTCGTTCGCGCAGGCTGGTATGTTCGACATGGCGCTTGCTACCGACCTCCTAACGGACGCGCAGTCTGCCCTTGGTATGACTATCAAGAATGACGCAGTGGCAAACATGGAGAACATGATTGTTGTCTCTGACACGCTTGCTAGGGCCTCGCAGCTTGCTAACGCAACTATTGAACAGTTCTCCACATCCCTAACTTCTAAGGCTGGAACGGCCCTAAGGTCTGTCGAAAAGGACATCACCGAAGGAGCCGCCGCGCTTGCAGTATTCGCCGACGCAGGTGTAAAGGGTGAGCTTGCAGGTACGCAGCTAACCAACACAATCTTTGGACTAGCAGAAAGGGCGCAAAAAGCCCCTGCTGCCTTTGAAGACTTAGGCATCGCTGTCTTCGATTCGAATGAGAAGATGCGCAACTTTGCAGACATAGCCGACGACTTTACTGAGTCCCTTGGTTCAATGTCTGTCGAGCAGAGACTTGCAACGCTAAGCCAAATGGGTTTCACAAAGCAGGCCCGAAATGGAATCCTGCTCCTAATGGACAACGGAGACGCGCTCCGTGATTACGAGACAGCCCTTAAGGACGCGGGAGGAACCGCTCAAGAAGTTGCGGACAAGCAGCTCACAAGTTTCAACGCTCAGCTTTCCTTGCTTGGCTCTGCCGCTGCCGACGTTGGAATTGACATTGGAAGCAAGCTGGCTCCAAGGCTCGAGCAGCTAATCCCAATCGTAAAAGACCTGCTACCAGAGATAGGCGAAAAGCTCACGGCAGCATTGGCAAGAGTTGACTGGGAGGGCGCAACTAGAAACGTCGCTAACTTCATAATTTCCATTGTCGACAACATCGAAGTCATTGGTAAGATGATTGGTGTTATCGCTGGGCTGTCTGCTGGCATCATCGCTCTAAACGCAGTGATAAAGGTAGCCACTGTTCTTCAAATACTTTTCAACACCGCAGTCGGCAAAAACCCTTATGTTCGACTAGCAATAATTATCGCTGCTGCTGCTGCTGCCACTGCTGGACTTGTCAATTCCCTAAACGGGATGGTGAACAAGCAAAGAGAAGTCAACAGGGCAACTGACGGAACAACAGGCGAGCTAAACCGATTCAACAATCTAAGGCTTGATGGAGTAACAGGCGAGCTAAACGCAGCTACGGAAGCGGCACTTCGCTTGGCCGGGGTCAAGATTATGGCTCCGGGTGAGCTAATACCTGCATCTCCTACTGGTCAGAACAAGGGCTTGCCGGGCAACCCAAGACCGGGCCAAGTCTTTACCTCGTTCTACGGCGCACCCGGTGAAGAAGTTTGGTTCACAATGACTTGGGACGGCAACAAGTGGGGGCCTAGAGTTCCGATTGTTTACAACACACCATCAACAAGCCGAGTGTCTACAGGCCCAAGTGCAAAAGATGTTGCTTTTGAGCGTGTTCAAACAATGATAAAGTCCTCGCAAAAGCAGCTTGCTTCAGCGCAGAAGAATTACAACGACACGGTTGCAACGGCAAACAAAAACTACGCCGATTCGGTTGTTAGGTTACAGGCAGAGTTTGACAACAAGCTCGCAGGAATAGTCCAAGGTTCTCAAGACAGGTTGCGCAACGCATACCGCTCAGCCGTTGCGGTTGATGTTGGACAACTGTTTGACAGCAGCGAAGACAAGTCCGTAGACGGACTCATAACATCAATGACTGCCAAGCTGGACGCTTCCAAGGGGTTGTTGTCCAAGTCTGCCGACCTAGCGTCGCAGGGCTTTACACAAACATTTATTGAGCAAATTGTTTCGGCAGGAGTCGAGACAGGGAACGAGCTTGCAGGTGCAATTCTTGAGTCAACTCCTGAGACAAAAGAAAACCTCCGGAACCTATTTGACGCACTAGAAACTGAGTCGGCAAATGGGATGGATACCTTAGCGGCTGAAATCTACGAGAAGCAAGGATTGGCTACTGCTGCTCTTGAGCAGCTCTATGCGACCACTCAGAGCGATTTGGCAGTCGCATTGGTACAACAACAAGCGACGCTTGCCGAAGCCCTTGAGCAGGCTGCTGTGGCTTTACACGACTCGGTGTCTGGAATCAAGTCTCAGTTACAAGAAGATATTGAAGATATGGACGGAATGTTTGGCGGTCTTGGTGGCACCCTTGACCAGTTCCTAGCCAAGCTTGAAAAGGTGAAAGGCTTCGCTGTCGAAAAAGAGATTGATGCTGCAACGATGCCCGGTGGGTCACTCGGCACGGGCGTCACACAGGGCGCTTCCTCCGACATAAAAAACGGAGTTGGGATTCTCATTGACGCTGTAAGCGACGTGGACAATGTCCTGAGCTACCTAGACGACAGGATTAGATTAGCTGAAGGCTACACAAATCTTGCTTCTACTAGTGACGCTCAAAAAGCTTCTGCTCTAAGTACCTTGGCAGAAATCAGGTCTAGCAGAAACTCTTTGACAGCAGGCGGAAGCCCTGAAGCCGCAGTCGGTACTGTGATAAACATTAACGTCAAGGCGGATACCTCGCAGTCTCTAGCGATGGTTGGAAAGTCTTTGGGTAACACTGTTGCTAAGTACGTCACAGGCGGCGGACAAGTTATTGTGAGTCCTGTCTAATGGCAGTTCCAACACCGCTAGTCGAAATCGGGTTCGACCTTACAGACACCGGACGAGGCCCGTTCTTTGTACTAGACGACACCACTAAAGGAGTCCTAGACAACACCGAGTGGCTACTAGGTGGAACCCTTTTCTATGACGTGACGGACAAAGTTAAAAGCATCTCAATTCAGCGTGGCAAGAACCGACAGCTAGACCAGTTCGACCAAGGGCTTGCAAACGTAGTCTTCAATAATAACGACAGAACCTTCGACCCTGAATACGCCGCGTCTCAGTTCTACGGACAGATTATTCCTAAGCGCCAAATTCGAATAAGCTCCGGAGGCGTCTTGCAGTTCTTCGGCTTGATTGACGACTGGAACCTTTTCTATAATCCGGACGGGGATAGCACGGCAGCAGCAGCTTGCTCGGATGCAACTTCTTCTCTCGCAACTCAGTTCTTATCTGCAAGAACTAACGACGTTCAGTTTTCCGGCGACCGTATCAACACCATTCTTTCCCTTCCAGAACTAGAGTGGCCTGCAAGTCAACGAGACATTGAAACCGGAGCGATGGAGCTTGGCGCGGACTCAATTCCAGTAGACACAAACGCACTTGCTTACTTTAGGACAATAGAAAAATCAGAACCAGGCTCGTTCTTTATTTCAAAAGCAGGCTCGGTTGTGTTTC